AATTCTTCCTATAAACCAGACCGAGATCTCTTTGCTATTAACGAGATGATCATTTCGGATTATGTGGAGCAAGCCAACTCTACTATTCCAGCAGAAACTTTGATGGAGGGCTATAGGTTACTACAAGATGAGAATTGAAAAAATAAACATCCAAAATTTTTATTCGTTCAAAGATGTTTCACTTAATTTAGCTGACTATAGTGGTCTTACGGTAATCAAAGGAAAAAATCAGGATACTGGAGGATCTAACGGCTCAGGAAAGAGTGCGCTGGTTGAGGCTATTTACTTTGGTCTCACTGGGAAAACAATTCGTAAAAGCACTGAGGATAGTTTGGTCAACAACCAAGCTAAAAAGAAGTGTGTGGTGGAAGTCCACCTTACGCATGAGAATAGCTATATCGTTATTTCCCGACAAAAGAAGCCAACCAAGTTAGAGTTCCTCGTAGGCGAAGAGAATAAAACACAGGCTTCAGTAGCGGATACGCAGAAGGAGATTGATTCATACCTTAATATTAATCATAAGGTGCTTTTGGCTTCCATGTTCTTCGGCCAGTCTAATGATGTTAACTTCCTAGACTGTACGGCTGAGGATAAGAGAACTATCATTAGAAATTTCCTGAATCTCGATGACATCTTTGCGATGCGGGATAAGATTAAGTCTCACAAGTCTACGTTCTATCAAGGCATTAAAGAGAAGGATGCCGTTATCGCTGATAATAATAAGAACATTAAAAAGCTTGACGGGAAGTTAGCAGATGTGGTTGAGGCACAGAAGCAATACGCTGAGTATGATGAGGAGACTTTGAACCTTAGCTTAGAAGATATTCTTAAGGCTGAGGAGGCCGAGAGGGATTTGAACTTTACGCTCTCCGCATACCGCAAAGAGATTACTACGCTGGAAGATGTGGCCGAGAGTTTGCAACATGTTATTAATCACCCTTTAGAGCCTGACCTATGCCCCACTTGCGGAGCAGAGCAGGAGGTAGAGGTTAATGTTGATGAGAAGAAGGCCGAACTCACCAATGTTTACGAAACGATTGGAGACTGGAGAGAGAAGATGGCAGCGAAGGAAAGCCTCCGCAATACCCCACAGATCTCCTCGTCGCAGTACTCCAAGATTCAGGGCTACAAAGATCTATGCAGGGACGAAACTAACTATGGGGAGATGAAACAGGATCTTCTGACATCAATCTCTGATGCTCAGACAGTGAAGGACACGCATAAGGTTTGGTATGAAGTTATGCGGTTCTGGGAGAAAGCTTTCTCTGAACAAGGTGTTATTAAACATATTATTAACAATGTATTGGACTACTTTAATGAGAGGTGCAACTACTACCTGTCATACTTAACAAACTCTAAATATTCTGTAGAATTTGATGAGGAATTAACGGAAAAAATTGAGACCAACGGAAGACTTCTTTCATATATATCTCTGTCTGGTGGAGAGAAGAGAAAGCTGAACCTCGCTGTTCTTTTGGGGTTGAAAGATCTCCTCCTCCTCACGGACACCTCACATGTGGACTTGCTATTCTTTGATGAAGTAGCCGAGAACATTGATGAAGAAGGGATTGAAGGTCTCCATCAACTGCTCTTGGAACTTAAGAAGAGCAAGACCATTTTCATTATTACTCATAATAAATATCTGAAGACTCTTCTGGACTCTTCACCTCGTCTCTCTATCATAAAGCACAAAGGAACCTCTAAGATTAAGGAATAAAATGGCAAACACGACACTCAGCCCGTTGGGGCAGGAAATTTTTGAAACGCGATACGCTTACCCCGGCGAAACAAAGTGGGCTGAGAGAGCAAAGGTAATTGCCAAGACGGTGGCCTCTGCTGAACGAGATGATGAAAAAGCAGCAGCAGAGAAGAGGTTTTACGAGTCAGTTGGTTCGGGGGATTTTATTCCCGGTGGCAGAATTATTTTTGGTGCTGGCCGCAACCGTGGGCATCATAATCTGCTTAACTGCTATGTTATTATTCCAGAAGATAGTGTGGATTCCATTGGAAAAACTGTCATGGATATGTACAAGATTTCGTGCGCGGGAGGGGGTGTAGGCTTTAATGTCTCTAAGCTCCGTCCGCGTGGGGATAACATTGGTAGTGTAAAGAACTCTGCTCCGGGTGCGGTGTCTGTTCTTCAAATGATTAACGAGGTTGGTGAACATGTCCGTGCTGGTAAAAATCGCAGAACTGCTCTTATGGGTATCCTTAATATTACCCACCCTGATCTACTTGAATTTCTGTCTGTAAAGCTGGATCAAGGTCAGCTTAATAATTTTAATATCTCTGTTGCTATCACGGAAAGATTCCTTGAAGCTGTAGAGTTGGACGAGGATTGGTACTTTACTTTTAATAATAAGGAGTACCACTCGTATGAACTGCACCGTATCAATCCCGAAGGAGAGATTGAGGCGATCAGCGTGGTTGGTTTGGATGAGGAAGATGCTATGGCGAGAGCCGAGAACTTCCACAAGGTGGGCTGGACCGATACCTTCGAAATGATCGGCCAGAAAGACATCAAGGCGAAGGAGCTTTGGGATAAAATTTGGAAAAACTCTGTAGAGTCGGGTGATCCCGGCATATATAATATTGATTTAGCTAACAAATATACCAATGTGTCATACTTTGAGAAGCTCGACTCGACGAATCCGTGCGGGGAAATTTCGCTCCCTAGTTATGGGAATTGTTGCTTGGGCAATGTTAACCTTGCTAATATGGTGCTTCCTGACGGCAGTGATGTGGATTGGAAGCGTCTTGCACGTACCGTCAGAACTGGCATACGGTTTTTAGATAATGTTCTCACTATTAATACTTTCCCCACCGAAGAATGCAAAACTGTCGCAGAGCGTTCGCGCAGAGTGGGGCTTGGGGTTACGGGACTCCACTACATGCTCATCAAATTGGGCATCACCTATGGAGGTGAAAAGTGCTTGGAGTTCTTGGAAAGACTCTTCGCTACTATCCGTGACGAATCGTATAAGATGTCTATCTACTTGGCAAGGGATAAGAGCCCTTTCCCCGAGTTCGATTCTAAGAAGTACTTAAATGAAGATTTCGCAAAAACTCTCCCGGCTCGTATTAGGATGCTTATCAAGCGACATGGGGTTCGAAATGCTGTTATGCTTACTATCCCTCCTTGTGGTACTATCTCAATGCTCCACGGGACTAGTTCGGGGATTGAGCCTATTTTTGCTGCTATGTATCAGCGTAGGTGGCGTAGCAATAATATTTGGAAGGAGCAATTAGTTGTCGATCCGTTATTCCAAGAGTATTACGACCAAGGAAAATCGCTGGAACCTTTTGTCGGAGCCTATGATGTGGCCCCCGAAGATCACATTAAGGTACAGGCTACGATCCAGAAGTACATCGACTCCTGCATCTCCAAAACCATTAACCTACCAGCCACCTCCACGCCTGAGGAATTTTCTCAAGCGGCTCTGGACTATGCTGGGTATTTAAAGGGGCTTACTGTCTACAGGGCAGGTGCTAAGGAAGGGGAACCCCTTCGGGCTATTGAGTTCACCCCTGAAAATATTGAGAAGCACATGGGAGCAAAGAATGAAGTGGGAGTTGAAACAGGAGAAGCCTGTTCCCTCGCAGGAGGAGATTGTGGAGCCTAAAGAAGAGGGCTTCGAAGATTTACCGAAGGACACTGATCCTAATTGGGAGGAGTAACTTATGAAGAGCTATGAGTATGCTTGTCACGAATGCTCCGTAAGCTGGGAGCAAGAGTTTGAGTTTGGGAAACCAGACGATACCATGAAGTGTCCCGAGTGCGGCAAAGATTGTGGACAAAACTGGTTAGGACGATCTGCTCCGGCAGTCCACTTTAAAGGAGCAGGTTGGACTGGACAAAATGAATCCACGGGCTATAACAAGAAAGGTGGATCAGATGAGGTTAACCTCAAACTCCAAGAGCAATCTAAAGATCGGATGGATGGAGGGTGGAAGCACTACGCTCGCTACACTCCTCCTGAAAAACTTACCCAGTCTGCCCGAAAGCTTACTGATACGGAGTTGAAAGCTAGGCTAGATCACTCCAAAAAAATGACCCAGATCAACTATGATAAGTCTGGGCAAAGTCCCCACAAGAAGCAACGACCGTCAAACATTTAGCAAGGTATTTTATACATGTACGAGTTCTCTGAGAACATTCAGCGAGGTATCCTCTACCTCCTGAAATCTGATAAAGATTTTTATCTTCAAATTGTAAACCTAGTCCAGCCCAACTACTTTGAGTTCCCCGTTCACGGCAGGATCTACTCAGTTGTGCGCGACCACTACGAGAAGTACAAGAGTCTGCCCAACGATGATTTCATTGAGCAGGAGATTAGGGATACTAAGTCCGATAAAGAGTCACTTCATGACTACACGGACGAGCTTCAATACATTAATCGACTTGATACTTCTGCCCTAGATGGGTCTGAGTACTATCTTGATCTGATTGAGAACTTCGCCAAGCGTGAAGCTATGAAGGATGCTATTAAGCAATCCCTTCTACTCATCAAGGAAGATAGGATGGAGGAAACTGAGAACCTAGTACGCAAGGCTCTGACGGTGAGCCGTAGCGTCGATGTAGGGCAGAAGTATTTTTCTGACACGAAGGACAGGTGGGACCGTACCTACAATGCGGAGGAGGCAGACAAGTACAAGACTATGCTGCCTTCCCTCAACCGCTCGCTGGAAGGTGGGCTAGGGGAGAAAGAGTTGGCTATGGTCATCGCTCCTCCCGGTGTGGGTAAATCCCTCTGGCTGGTGAACCAAGCTGTGCAGTCTATGATCGAGGGCCGTAAGGTTCTTTATGTCTCACTTGAGATGAGCGAGGACAAGATTGCCCAGAGGTTCGACTCTGTGACTACACTCATCCCCCAGTCGCAGCTAAAAGATCCCTCGGCCCAGCTTAAGGTGGACGAAAGACTAAGTATTTTCCGAACCAATTTCCCTGAGAGCCGTCTAGTGAT